TCGTGGCGCGGGGTGGTGATCGGGTTCAGGCGCGTGGTCATCGTGGTGGCTCCGTGGTGAGTTGCATCGTCCTTCTGAAAGAACGTTCGCTCCGCTGGCGAGGCTTATCAACTCGATAAGCACATGAAACTGAATGATAATCGGAGCCGTCGATGCAGGGCATGAGCGAGCGCCAGTACGCCGCGCATGTCGGGCTGTCGCGGGGCGCGATCCAGAAGGCGAAGACGGCCGAGCGGCTGGTTCTCTATCCCGACGGCAGCATCAACGCGGCCGCCAGCGACGCCCGGCGCGCCGAGACGACGGACCCGTCGAAGACCCGCAAACCGCCCGCACCGAAACTGAAGCCCGTCCCCGAGGCGGCGGTGGCCGCCGTCGGCGAGACGCTCCGCGAACAGGGTCTGGCGGTGCCGGCCGTCGGGGGCGGCACGACCTTCCTGCAGGCGAAGACCGCGAACGAGGTGCTCAAGGCACAGGAGCGGCGCATCCGGCTTCAGAAGCTGAAGGGAGAGTTGATCGAGCGGGCGCGCGCGCTGGCGCTGGTGTTTCGGCTGGCGCGGGAGGAACGGGACGCATGGGTGACCTGGCCTGCGCGCGCGGCGGCGCTGATGGCCGCCGAGCTCTCGGCCTCGTGCAGCGACGCGACAGGTCAGCAGATCACCGTGGAGCCAGCCGCGCGCGCCCACCTCGACGAACTCGCCGAGGTCCGGCCCGACTTCCGGTGACGATCAGGGCCTGACCGATTTTGACGGCGCGGGCGAGATCCTGCGCGCCTGGGGCAACGGGCTGCGGCCCGACCCGGACCTGACGGTCTCGGAATGGGCGGACCGACACCGGATGCTCTCGGGCCGCGCCTCGGCCGAACCGGGGCGGTATCGCACGGTGCGCACGCCCTACATGCGCGAGATCATGGACCGGCTGAGCCCCGGCGATCTCACGCAGCGGATCGTGTTCATGAAGGCCGCGCAGGTCGGGGCAACCGAGGCGGGCAACAACTGGATCGGGTTCGCGATCCACCAGGCGCCGGGTCCGATGCTGGCGGTCCAGCCGACGGTCGAACTGGCCAAGCGCAACTCGCGGCAGCGGATCGACCCGCTGATCGACGAGAGCCCCGAGCTGCGAGAGCGGGTCAAACCGGCGCGCTCGCGCGACGCGGGCAACACGATGCTGTCCAAGGAATTCGCGGGCGGCATCCTGATCATGACAGGGGCGAACTCGGCGGTCGGACTGCGGTCCACGCCGGCGCGGTACATCTTCCTCGACGAGGTCGACGCCTATCCGGCCTCGGCCGACGAGGAAGGCGATCCGGTGACGCTGGCCGAGGCCCGGTCGCTGACCTTCGCCCACCGGCGCAAGGTGCTGCTGGTCTCGACGCCCACCATCCGGGGGCTGTCGCGCATCGAGCGGGAATTCGAGGCGAGTGACCAGCGCCGGTTCTTCGTGCCGTGTCCTCACTGTGGCCATGCGCAGTGGTTGAAGTTTGACCGGCTGCGCTGGCAGAAGGGCCGCCCGGAGACGGCGGAATATCACTGCGAGGGCTGCGAGCGGCCCATCGCCGAACACCACAAGACGGCGATGCTGGAGGGGGGCGAATGGCGGGCGACCGCCACGGCCGCCGATCCGACCACGGTCGGGTATCACCTCTCGGCGCTTTACTCGCCGATCGGGTGGCTCAGCTGGGAGAGGATCGTGCGGGCATGGGATGCAGCGCAGGGGTCGGACGAGGCGATCAAGGCGTTCCGCAACACGATCCTTGGCGAGACATGGGTCGAGACCGGCGAAGCCCCGGACTGGCAGCGGCTCTACGACCGCCGCGAGCGCTGGACATCCGGCACGGTGCCAGCGGGCGGGTTGTTCCTGACAGCCGGGGCGGATGTGCAGAAGGACCGGATCGAGGTCGACGTCTGGGCCTGGGGCCGTGGTCTTGAGTCGTGGCTCGTCGATCATGTCGTGATCGAGGGCGGGCCGGACCGGCACGACGCGTGGTCGGAACTGACCGCGCTGCTCGACCGGTCGTGGCCGCATGCACGCGGCGCGCATCTCAGGATCGCGCGGCTCGCCATCGACACCGGCTACGAGGCCCCGGCGGTCTATGCCTGGTCGCGGGCGCAAGGCTTCGCGCAGGTCTCGCCGGTGAAGGGCGTCGAGGGGTTCAACCGCTCGAGCCCCGTGTCGGGCCCGACCTTCGTCGACGCGACCGAGGGCGGCAAACGCCTGCGGCGCGGGGCGCGCCTCTGGACCGTGGCGGTGTCGACCTTCAAGGCCGAGACCTACCGCTTCCTGCGGCTGGCGCGCCCGACCGAGGAAGAGATGGCCGACGGGGCAGCGTTCCCGCCCGGCTCGGTGCATCTGCCGCATTGGGTCGAGAACGAATGGCTGAAGCAGTTCGTGGCCGAGCAGCTGGTGACGGTGCGCACGAAGCGCGGCTTCGCCCGGCTGGAATGGCAGAAACTGCGCGAACGCAACGAGGCGCTGGACTGCCGGGTCTACGCCCGCGCCGCCGCCTGGGTCGCGGGCGCGGACCGCTGGCCCGACGAGAAATGGCGTGACCTCGAGGATCAGCTCGGGGCGGCCCCCACCGACACCGATCCCGCCGGGCAGATCAACCGGCCGGGACAAGTCCCGCAGGGCAAGCGCCGCTCCGACTGGCTCGGACGTCGTGAAGGATGGTTCTGAACATGACGGACTGGACGGAAACCGAACTCTCGGCGCTGCGCCGGGCCTATGCCAGCGGCACGACGCGGGTCAGCTATGACGGCAAGTCCGTCGATTACGGCTCGGCCGAGGATCTGCTCGCCCGCATCCGCACCATCGAGCGCGCCATCGCGGGCACGGCACGGCCGTTACCGGTCGCCGGGCTCGCGGGCTTCAGCCGCGGGGATCGCTGATGTCGGCAAACTGGTTCGACCACGCCATCGCCACGGTGGCGCCGCGCATGGCCGCGCGCCGCGTGATGGCGCGTCAGGCCTTCGAGACCCTGACGCGGGGCTATGACGGCGCCGCACGCGGACGGCGCACCGAAGGCTGGCGCGCGCCGGGATCGTCCGCCGACACCGAGATCGGCGTCGCCGGGGCGCTGCTGCGGGACCGGATGCGCGATCTGGTGCGCAACAACCCGCATGCGGCCAAGGCCGTGGCGGTGCTGGTCAACAATATAATCGGCGCAGGCATCATGCCGCGCGCAGCCAGCGGCGACGACACGCTGGACCGGAAGGTCGATGCACTGTTCGAGCGCTGGACGGCGGACTGCGATGCCGACGGCCAGCTCGACTTCTACGGGCTGCAGACGCTGATCTGCCGCGAGATGGTCGAGGCGGGCGAGGTGCTGGTGCGCCGCCGTCTGCGGCGGGCCAGCGATGGCCTGCCGGTGCCGCTGCAGTTGCAGGTGCTGGAGGCCGACTTCCTCGACGCTACGAAATCCGGCGCCATCGGCGCGGGGCGGCTGGTCCAGGGGATCGAGTTCGATCCGGTCGGCAAGCGCCGGGCCTACTGGCTCCATGCCGAACACCCGGGCGACGCCTATGGGGCCTTGCAGAACAGTCTGCAGAGCCGCCCGGTCCCCGCGACTGAGATCGCCCATGTCTACGAGAAGCAGCGCACGCAGGCGCGCGGCGTTCCCTGGGGCGCGCCGGTGATCCGCAGCTTGCGCGACCTCGACGATTACGAGGTGGCCGAGCTGGTCCGCAAGAAGACCGAGGCCTGCGTCACCGCCATCGTGTTCGGCGATGATGAGGCGCAACAGGGCATCGCGCCCTCCGTGGTCGATGCCGATGGCAACCGGGTCGAGCAGTTCGAACCGGGACTGATCGCCTATGCGCGGGGCGGCAAGGACATCCGCTTCAACCAACCCTCGGCCACCGGCGGCTACGGCGAATACAAGCGGGCCAGCCTGCACACGATCTCGGCCGGGTTCCGGGTGCCCTACGAACTGATGACCGGCGATCTCAGCCAGGTCAACTACTCCTCGATCCGGGCGGGGCTCGTCGAGTTCCGCCGCCAGATCGACGCCGTGCAGTGGCAACTGTTCATTCCGATGTTCTGCGCGCCGGTCTGGCGCTGGTTCACGGAAGCCGCGTGGGCGGCAGGGCAGATCCCGTCGCCGACCGTGCCGGTGGAATGGTCGCCGCCGAAGTTCGAGGCGGTCGATCCGCAGAAGGACGCGATGGCCAACCTGCTGTCGATCCGCTCGGGCACCATGACGCTGGCCGAGGTGATCGCGCGGCAGGGCCGCAATCCCGACGCGGTGCTGGCCGAGATCGCCGCGACCAACGCCAAGCTCGACGCGCTGGGGCTGGTGCTCGACAGCGATCCGCGCCGCGTCACCAAGACCGGCAGCGCCCAGACCGGCGATCCGGCGACCGATCCCGCCGCCGACGCACCGGATACCGACGACTCCTCCGCCGACGCGGAAACCGACCCGGCGCAGGCCGACCAACAGGACTGACCTTCATGGACACGATGATCGAACTGCCGGCCATGCGCCGGTCGGCGGAGCTTGCGCCGAACACGG